GTACGTGAGAAGTTTATGGCAAACATGTCTCAAGCACCTGAAGGCTTACAGAAAACTTTAACAAACTTAGCATTAGGTATACCAGATGAGCTTGGTGTACAATTAGGATCATTGAGTGATACCTTTAGAGAAAAAGGTCATCAGATTAAGGACATGAATCCTGATGAAATGAATGATTTCCTTGCACAAGTTGGTAAAGAACTTGATGCCGCAGGCGCAAGTTTTGGTAGTGCAGGTGGTTTAGTACTTGATGGTGCTCTTGGCGATGCATTACAAATTGGAGCCGCATTAAGAGACAAACGTCAACTAACTGAGGAAGAAAAGAAAGAACGTAAAGAAGCATTAGCAAGGGAAAAAGAAACTAACGCAGGAATGAAAAAATTCCACGATGCAATGCGTCAATTAAGTACTGGCGTAATGGCCGCATTTGCTGCCGAAGGTGGTCCTTTAGAAATGCTTACAAATTCTATGGGCGATCTAACAGGTATGATTACAGACTTTGTTGCAAGCCCTGAGTTTAAAGAAGGTATGAAAACTTTAACAAAGTCTCTTCAAAACGGTGTAACACATGTAAAAGAATTTTTTGCTGATATTCAAGAATTTGGATTTGGCACAGCGTTATCAAATCTATTAGAAAAAATCAACTTCCCAAATATATTTGCAAAAGTTGGAGATGCTATTGGAGATGCACTAAAGTCAGTGTTTACAGATCCATTAGTGCTTGGTGCTATAGCCGCAATATTTGCAGGACCCAAACTCCTTTCAGCAGCCTCAAGTGGTGTAACTAAAATGTTTAGTGGCATGCTTGGCGGTGGTGGAGGCGGCGGAGGCGGCGGCGGAGGCGGCGGTGCCGCACCAAAAGGACGTCCAGGAGCAGGTGGAGCAAGAGCAGGAGCAAGTGTTGGTAACTTTGTAGGCCAAATGGGCGCAGGCGTAATGAAAGGCGCCGCTGCCGGTTTAAAAGCATTTGCTAATCCAGCAATACTTGTAGGTGCAGGTATATTAGCCGCTTCTATTACTGCAATTGGTGCAGGTATAGCAGGAGCAACATGGATAATTGGTGCTTCACTTCCTAAGTTTGCAGAAGGCATGGAGAAGTTTGAAGAAGTAGACGGACCAGCATTAGTCGCAGCCGCCAAAGGCATGTTAGCAATTAGTGGAGCAATGGTAGCATTTGGTGCAGGCTCAGCAGTATCAGGATTAGGACAATTAGTAGGCGGAATAACTGAAGGCTTAGCAGGACTGTTTGGCGCAGACGATCCGTTGACTAAGATGAAGAAATTCTCTGATGCTAACTTAGATGCTACAAAAGTAGAAGCTAACGCAAAAGCATTGGTAGCATATTCGACAGCAATGGCCGCATATGGAGGCGGAGCAGCCGCGGCTGGCTTAGGAACATTAGTTGGTGGAATAGCAACAGGTATTACGAGCTTCTTTGGAGGCGACACAGAAATACCATTTGATAAAATTGCAAAATTTGGCACATATAATATTGACTTAGCAGGCGTAGAAAATAACGCTAAAGCATTAGTAGCATATTCAAACGCAATGGCAAAATACTCAGCAGGTAGTGCTGGCGCAAGCATTATGGGCGCAGTGGGTAGTGTGTTTGATGCAGTAAGTGGTTTCTTTGGCGGAGAAAAAGAAGAATTACCATTTGATAAAATAAAAGCATTTGCAAGTGTTGACTTAGGTGATACAGAAAAAATTAAAGGTAACGCAGACGCTGTAGCGGCATTTGGCAACGCTATGAGTTCATTGCCTGCAAACCTTGACGGTGAACGCTCAGGCGGATTAATGGGTGCAGTTGCAGGATTCTTTAAAGGCGAGCAAAAGTTACCATATGATAGAATAAAAGAATTTGCTGATGTAGATCTTGGAGATACTGCAAAGGTAAAAAGTAATGCAGAAGCAGTAAGTGCATTTGGTACAGCAATGAGTAACTTACCAGCAAACATAGACGGAGAAAGATCCGGCGGATTGTTTGGTGCTCTTGCAACAGCATTTGGTGGTGGCAAAAAACTACCTTATGAAAATATCAAAGCATTTAGTACAGCAGACTTAGGCAGTTTGCAAGGTGTACAAAATAATGCTAATGTTGTTAGTGCGTTTAGCACAGCATTTTCAGGTTTAAATGACGTAGAAATTGACAAAGTTACTGATTATGCTGAAGCATTAGATACATTAACAGAATCATTAAAAGATTTAAACAAAGAACTGAAGCGAGATAATGACAGTTTACTCACAGAACGTGCAGATGCTGGTGAATTATTATCAGGTATTAGTACTGCCAGTTCCGGCTCATCAGAAGGTATAAACAGATTAAATAGTACTATGCAATCGATAGAAACTATCTTGGGACAAATTAATACCCATAATGAGAATACAGCTAAGTATACTAAAGGGATGGCCAATGCAGATGGACTTACCTTTACATAAGAGAGAATAGAATGACTTGGAAAAAATACTTTACGCCTGTAGACACTAACAATTACCAAAGAAGTAATGTAAGCCCTATTAGTGGCGGCCGAGGAGGACAAGCAGGTCCTGCACGGGCAAACTATTCAAGTTTCTTACCTGATGTATATGTTGGTACACCTAACAGAATAGAACGTTACGGTCAATACAACACTATGGATATGGATAGTGAAGTAAATGCCGCATTAGATATATTAGGCGAATTCTGCACACAAAAGAACAAACAAAATAATACACCATTTGTATTTGATTTTAGACAACAAGCTACAAATAGTGAAACGTTAACAATACAAAAATACTTACAACAGTGGGTAAAGTTACAAGACTTTGAAACTAAAATATTTAGAATTGTACGAAACGTATTTAAAATGGGTGATCAATTCTTTTTGCGTGATCCAGAAACTAAACGTTGGTTTCATGTAGATCCTGCAAACGTAACACGTATTATTGTAAACGAATCAGAAGGTAAAATACCAGAGCAGTACGTAATTAAAAATATTAATTTTAATTTTAAAGACGGAATTGCAACAACACCTTATCAAACAAGTGGCAACTTAACAGGCGGCGGCGGTACACAGTACGAACCAACTGGTGGCGCAAGAGGTATGGTAGGACAACCTCAGTCAAGTATGAGTGGAAGTAGATTCCAAACAGACGATTCTGAAGTTACTGTTGATGCAAAACACGTTGTACATTTAAGTTTATCAGAAGGATTAGATAACAATTTTCCGTTTGGTAACAGTTTATTAGAAACAATTTTTAAAGTATACAAGCAAAAAGAATTGCTTGAAGATGCGATTATCATATATCGTGTACAAAGAGCGCCAGAGCGCAGAGTATTCTACGTTGATGTGGGCAATATGCCTTCACACCTTGCTATGCAATTTGTGGAGCGTGTTAAAACGGAAATACATCAAAGACGCATCCCATCCAAGACAGGCGGTGGCACAAATGTTATAGACAGTTCTTACAATCCGCTATCAATTAACGAAGATTACTTCTTCCCTCAAACAGCAGAAGGTAGAGGATCAAAGGTTGAAACGCTTCCAGGTGGTACAAACTTAGGAGAAATTGATGACCTTAGATACTTTACTAATAAGTTGGTACGCGGATTACGTATACCAAGTTCGTACTTACCAACTGGAGCAGATGATTCGGCAGCACAATATAATGACGGACGTGTGGGCACAGCTTATATCCAAGAGCTACGCTTCAATACCTATTGTGAACGTTTGCAGAATTTAATCATTGAAGAGTTTGATACAGAATTTAAACGCTACCTATTAGAAAAAGGCGTAAATGTCGATACAAATATGTTCGACTTAAAATTCCAACCACCACAAAACTTTGCAAGTTATAGACAAGCTGAAATTGATAATGCTCGTGTACCAACGTATACACAGATGGCGGCAATTCCTTATATGTCAAATAGATTTGCATTAAAACGTTTCTTAGGAATGACAGACGAAGAGCTTGCAGAAAACGAAAAGCTATGGCGTGAAGAGAACGAAGAAAACTTAGAACCTATAACAGATGATACAGCAAGTCAAATTAGGGCAGGTGGAATTAGTTCAGCAGGAATAGATTCAGACCTTGGTGCTGGCGAAGATATACTTGCAGGTGACGACACAATACCAACAGACGGTGGTGATGCAACAGGACCTGAAAGTGCAACAGATACAGATGTAGGCGCGGCGCCTGCTAATAACGAACAAACGGTATAAATACAATATGATACTTAGAGAACTATATTATTTTGACGATCAGGGTAAACCTGTTGAAGATGAAACTTATGAGCCTATTCATGATGATGGTCCTCTAACGTTTGACGACACTCGTAAAACTAAACTAACACTAAAACAAATCAATAGAATCCGCAAAGCATCTGAAACACACACTGAAGAATCTAAAAAAGATTTAGAGTTTATTAAACAGATGTATGGTATTGCAGCCAATGCTGAGGCCGGCGGAGTATGATAATTGGACAGTGTAGCATTTGTACTCGGTAACGGGACAAGTAGAGCATCTTTAGAATTAAAAAATCTTAGGGGAAAAGGAACTATATATGGTTGTAATGCCATTTATAGAGATTTTGATCCTGATTATATTATTGCAGTAGACACAAAAATGGTGCTTGAATTAAACAAGCATAATGTACAACACAGAGTATCTACTTGGACAAATCAAAATAGATCATACCAAAAACTTGTAGGGTTTAACTTCTTTAATCCATCTAAGGGTTGGAGCAGTGGACCTACTGCCTTATGGAAAGCATGTAAGGACGAACATAAAATTGTTTATATATTTGGATTTGATTACGTAGGCTTAAATAATAACACATTAGTAAACAATTTATATGCAGGCACACAAAACTATAAGAAAGAACATGAACGTGCAACCTATCATAATAACTGGTTAAAACAAACAATTATTACAATACAAGCACATCCTGAAATACAATTTTATAGAGTTACAGCAGAAAACGGCGAATTTATACCAGAGGCTTTCAGTAATTTAAGCAATTTAGACCATATAGGTATGCAAGATTTTAAGGATTTTTATGACATTTTATAAGAAATGATCATTTTGAGCCTAT